CACAGCAGCGTATTTAACAGGTAGACGTAGGTATCAACGCCCCCAGGCCCTGTTGTGGTCTGAGAACCCTGGTACGCTCTCTAATGGGGTATACCTGCCCACGGGCTATGAAGTACAAGGCAACTTTGATGCATCAACAGATGCAGATTTAATTAATCAATTTCTCATTCTGTCAGACCATAATCGCGGGGAATTAAATTTTACACCAACAAGAATAGAACAAAGACAAAGAACCATCAATGGTCGTATGCGTTCATACCATATAGCAGATAAACTAACAATGTCTGTTTCCTGGAATAACTTGCCATCTAGAGCATACTCTCAGGATGCAGGGTTTTTATCTACTGGTTTGTCCCCTGACAAAAATACAACTGGAGAGTTTACATCCGATGGCGGAGCAGGCGGAGTAGAACTCCTTGATTGGTATGAAAATCATACAGGTCCTTTTTGGATGTTTTTGGCATATGATAAGTACTCAAACTTTGGTAAGACTGATCAAGATTATGGACATCTTGCACAATACAATCAAATAATGCAGGTTTATATTACAGATTTTAGTTATTCTGTTGTAAAGCGTGGCGGAGGAAACCATGATCTTTGGAATATTTCGGTAACGCTGGAAGAGGTCTAAATGTTTGTAAGTGATGTATTAAAGACACACCTAGAAACATCTTCAACAATAAACCTTCAGTCATTAGTTTTGGCTGAATGGAATATGAATATGCCAGATAACATTTATAAACTAGGCAACTATAGATATAGACCTTTGGGATCAGATGTCCAATTTCGCACACTTCCCCTAACTTTTGATAATCTAGATACTGGAAATTATTATACTGGTGCAACAGATGCAGATGTTGTTATTGATGGTGGATATACAAATTTAAATGTGCCACAACTTTTTACATCAATTAAAGAAAAAGTTAAAATGCTTTATTCTTTAGAAGACTGTGTAAAACCTTTTAGGCCTAGATCTGGAATTAACAAGGCCTCATATTTTAATAAAAGATATCTTGCAAACTCTGGAGCATCAATGACTCTTAGACCAAGATACTATATGCCATCACGAGATGATGAGTTTAAGTATTGGTCATCATTTAGAACTGAGGATAATATTGAAAGAGGAGTTGCAAAAAATATATCAAACTCTCTTAACTATATTGACGATGCAGTTCCTTTTGTTGTTTACAAAGAAAATGTTCCAGCGAACAGACTTATTGTAAAAATGCAAACAAATGTTGGAACTGTAGACCTTGGTCCTTTTACTACTCAATCTGGCACATTGGAAGATCCTCTTTACGGTACTGCAAATAAAACAACCCCACTTATATGGAAGATTCAATATTTAAAAGATAATAACTGGGTTGATGCCTACTCATTTAATGAAAATTCTATTAGAGATGACGGCACAGCCATTATTCCAGAAGACGGGTATGTTGAATTAGAGTATGGATTAAAAATTCCAGATGAATATAAGTCAAGATATTTTTTTGCAGAAAGGCTATCATCAGAATCTTTACTTCCAGATGAAACACTTGATGGCTATACCTACCTTGTAATTGAAAATGAAAATGAGCGTGGTTTATTTTATATTTGGGATGCGCTAAATGAAGAGTATAACACTTTTGTTCCAGAGTACGATTGGTATCTTGGTTCTGGAGTATTAAATAGTTCAACAAGCCTTGTTACAGATCTTACAAGCCCAGACTTTTTTACAAACGATGCAAATAACTCAACCACATACAGAGAGTTTGCCTATGTTCGTGGTATTAGAGTTGTTGTAGAAACAATGAATAAGTTTGATTCTACTTTTGATTTAATTGAAATTTCACCTAGACTTGTTGTAAATGTTTCAGACAAAGTTATTGATTTTAATATAAAGAAGATTTTGTCAGATGTTGGTACAACTTCTTTGCCAGTAGGACAACTCCTTGCATCAACTGGATCCTTATCTTTATTTGATGACGATCAAGCATTTAATGAAAATAATACTAACAGTATTGTTTCTGACTATATTAGAAAAAACATTAAATTTCTTTTTTATGAATCAATTTTTGATGTTGAGGGAGATGAATACTCAGTTCCTATTAAAACTTTATACTCAGAAGGATTTCCACAGGCAGATGTTACCGCAGCAACACTTTCTTTAGAGTTAAGAGATTTTTATTTTTTTCTAGAATCAATGCCTGCCCCAAGACTTTTAACAACTCAAACATCTTTAAGTTATGCAGTCTCTCTTTTACTTGACTATATTGGTTTTAGCAACTATACATTTAAAAGAGTTGATGGAGAGAATGATCCAATCATTCCGTATTTTTTTATTGCCCCAGATCAAAACGTTGCAGAGGTTTTAAATCAACTAGCAGTATCAACACAAACTGCAATGTTTTTTGATGAATATAATAATTTTATAGTAATGAGCAAAGACTATCTTATGCCTAGTTTAACACAAAGAGCAACAGATTTTGTTCTTTCTGGATCAAATAATCAAACAGACTCTGGTGTAACAGAAAATGCTACATCTGGCAACCTTCCAAATATATTATCTATTGCATCACAAGATAAAAAAGTTTATAATGATGGAAAAATTAACTATACAACTAGGTATATTCAAAGATCTTATGGATCAATAAAACAGTCAACAATGATTGATAAAGAAAAAACATGGATATATAAACCATCACTTTTGTGGGAAGTTGCAGGAACAGACTCAACAAAAACAATAAACGAACTGGCATCAAAACAGGGAAGTTACGTGCTTGGCGCAATGCCATTAAATTCAGACATTCCTTCCGTAGCACCAACGGTTTCTGGAAATGTTGTAATAGATAACATAATTGATCTTGGAGAAAATATTTATTGGTTAACAAGATATAACGGATATTTGTATTCTAATGGAGAGATTATTAGATACGATGCTGCAGAGTTTAGCATAACGGGTATCGGCAATGTTTTTATTAGCAGCAATCAGGAATATCAAAAATATTTTGCATCTCTTCCATTTAATGGAAAAATATATCCGACTGGGCTAATAAGAATATATTCAGTTCCATACTATGAAACAGTTGATGGAATAACTAGACTGCAAAACGGACCAGTTGTAGAACATGGGCGTGGCCAATTTGGAACAAAGATAACTGATCATTATTCTGGAATTAATAATTATTGGACAAACAACGATAATGTGCGTGGTATTAATATGAAAAGCCAATATCTTTTTACAACTCAGTTAGATGAAGACATAACCCTACCAGCAACATCAACTGGTGCTGCAGGAGTAAGCAATACAATTGCAGGGCAATCAACAAGAAACAGTATAATTAAAAACTTTATGGCAACAAGTAATTTAACAGATACAGAAATTAATAGTTTGCCAGCAACTCAAACTGGAACAATTCAATCATCCGCATTAGTTTTTAATGGACCAGCATTTAAAACCACCGAAATACCGCTTAACTTTGTTTCATATGTTTATAAAAATTTAGACAATGCATATAAACATTTTGGAACAAGAATGCGTATTATTGGAAAAATTGAAAATAATTCTACAAGAGGCCAAACCCCAAATGGAAGTATTCCTTATTATCAAGTTACTGGAAGCCAACCAGATCAAAATGTAAGTATTGGCGGAGGTTCTGGTGGCCTTGGAATTTTATTAAATCCAGTAACAAATAACGGATATTACTTTGAAATAGTTGCATTAACTGAAAATAATATCACTTCTTATTTAAAATTAGATAAAGATAACAAAGCAGAAGTTTCAATTAATAATGTTGTTTTTTATAAAGTTAAAAAAGATTCTTCTAACACAGATGCCATACCAGTTAAACTTTGGGGTGGTTTAACAAAAATAATTGTAGATGACGGTAAATTTTCTGGACAACAAAGAATGGCTGGTGAAGAAAATTCAACGGTATATGACTTGTCCGTAGAGTATGAGGATATTGGAAAAATAAGAAGATTTTATCTATATATAAATAACCAACTTATTAAGGTTGTAGATGACACAGACCCGCTTCCCATATATAACAATATGGCCCTATTTGTTCGTGGATCATCTAAGTGCATGTTTGAAAATATTTATTCTTTATCAAAAAATTATAGTAAAGATACATCCTTTGTTGTAGGAGACACATTATTTAGTGCATTTGGTAACTCTGAAATTAATGTTAATGAGTCATTTAGAAAATATGCTATGAGCGGTGTTGTGCAATCAACTTATTTATCTGGTATAAGTTCTCAACAGCCACCAGAGTATAATCTATATTTTGAAGAGTTTGGGTCAATCATGCGTGAATGTGCTTATTTTGATATTAAATATGATCGTGCCTACCCTGCACTTTATGCAAAATTATCACCAACATTTAATAATATAAAAGGATATACGACATCAGGGTTTTATGCAAACTCCTATGGTGCTGAATTCTTAATCTTTAACTCAACAGATAAGGCTTTAAATCTAGACGAAACAACTGGAAATTTTTTAAGAATTCAAGGAGTTACTTTTACTCAAGACACAACTCATGAATTAACGGTAGATGAGTTCTTTAAAAAACGTGGTAATTTATCAGATCCAGAGTTAGTCGGTAGCACTCTTACATACTCGCCTCTAGTTGAAAAATCAAGGTATGATGAAATTAAGTTAAGTAGATTAACTTATGGTAAGAACGAGTTTAGTATTGATAGCGCCTATATACAAACACAAGATGATGCAGAAGCAATGATGAATTGGATTATAAATAAGGTTATGGTTCCTAAAAAATCTATTGGAATTAATTTGTTCAGCATCCCAACTCTGCAACTTGGTGATATTGTAACTGTAGACTATAAAGATTCATCAGGGCTAAACTTGGTTACATCAGATTCTTTAAGATTTGTTGTTTATAACATAGAATACGCTAGGTCTGATTCTGGACCAAACATGACTATTTATTTGAGTGAGGTTTAATATGAGATTTAATACAGATCGCATGAGTATTGATGAAGAAGGCTTTTATGATAGACAAACATCCAATCAAACAAAACTATTTGCAGCAGGGGCAGAAGCACTTGCACAGGCAGCAGCAGACAAAGCAGCAGCAGAAAAAGCAGCAGCAGATAAGAAATCAGCAGATGCAAAAGCGGTAGCAGATAAGAAAGCAGCAGATGAAAAAAAAGAAGAAGAAAGATTAAGATTAATAGAAATAGCAGAACAAGCAAAAGCACGAGTACAAGCACAACAAGCGGCTTGGTTAGCAAAAAATGGAGCCAATAATAGTTCAACTTCTGTTACTCCCATTGGAAGAATCGTTGATGATGGCAAATCTGCTGGCTACATGGTTTCTGCTACACCAACAACTCCATCTGTAAACTCTGTTTCAAATCAAACACCGCCAAGTCCAACAAAAACAGCACCAATAGATACAATATTATTTAATGATGACTCAATGTCTATTGAGATAATGACTGATTTAATCTTTGAAGATATTGGAGGGCACGAGTTAATAAATATTGCTAGAAATGACATTATTAATGGGCAAGAAATATCTTATAGCCCAATTAAAAATCTTGGGCTGCTTCAGCAAAAGTATAATCCAAATAACATCCTTGGGTTACAGACAACTTCTGAAAAATATTTTGCTAATTTTGCTATCAAGTTTGAAGAAAAAGTACCAACAGAAGGTAATGGATTAAACGGGACAAACATATATTTTGATGAAACAACAGGAGATCTGATTATTGAAGGTGTTAATATAAACAAGGACGAACTATTTGAAGTTGAGATATCGTTAAATGGTACAATATATGAAGCGAACTTTGGAGCAACTACATCATGATAACTAATAAAGGCAAGAACATTATTGGAAAGTATATGCTTGGCCAAGCACCTGCCTATGCCTCATACTTAGCGGTTGGTTGTGGCCCAGCACCGCTTCAAACAGAAGACGTTGCCGATAATTTTGCAGAAAAAGAAAATCTTGATTTTGAAATGTTTAGAGTTCCTATATCTTCTAGAGGTTTTGTAAATGAAAACGGTATAGATAAAATTGTACTTACCGCAGAATTACCAACAGAAGAAAGATATGAAATAACAGAGGTAGGCCTGTACTCTGCAGGCTCTAACCCTTCTGCTGGTTCACAAGATAGTAAGACGGTTTTTGCATTTACTCAGGGGGAAAACTGGGAGCACCATACATCTTCCGCCTCAGTAGCAATCCCAATAGTTTCTGTACCACTAGATTCCAATGATGACGATATAATAAATGCAGCAGGAACAGAAAGTGGTGTATTTCAAACCAACGCAGACAATTCTATTTTTTATAACGTAGATCGCCTTGCAAGATATGAAAGAGCAAGGTTTTTAAATAATACAATTCTAATTAAAGGAAATGATTCAGATTTAAGTTTAGATGGTGGAGGCTCTGGAGGAGTTGATAATTTAGTTGTTGACTCTGGGAACCATATACACCTTGCTTCTCCAAGTGTTGACTTTTCACAAAACTCTCCAGTAGATGAATTAAGGCTTGCCTTTTCTTTAGTAAACAGAGATGGAGATTCAGCAACAAGTCCAGATACGATAAGAATCTTAATTGACTTTGCAGCAACCGATAATAATAATCCAACAACATATGCTAGGTTTGAAATCAACATTGAGGACGGTGTTGATGGATATGACTTTGCAACAAACAGATATTTTGTTGTTTCAAAACAACTACAGGAATTGTACAAAAGTCAAGACTTTACATGGAATGCAGTTACTGTTGTAAAAATTTACTGCAGTATATTTGATGATGCAGTAAGCGGTGGGTTATTACCAGTTTCTGACTATTACATAGCCCTTGATGCATTAAGACTTGAAAACATAGCAACAGTTAATCCTCTATATGGTTTAACTGGATACTCTGTTATTAAAAATGATGATGCTACAACTATTGTTAAGTCTCCTAATACAAACAACTATGTTGAGTTTAGATTTTCTGTTGGGGTAACATAATGGTTGATTCAAACATAAAGAAGTTACGAATATTAAAGTCATCACTACCGCCAATTGATTATGATACACTAAAATACAATTTAAGGTATCGGGTTATCTCTGATGATAGAAACAGAACCTCTCACTGGTCCCCAGTTTACAACATTTCTGGAGAGTCTATAGAATCAGTTAGTGGAGCAGTATCTAAAACGGCAAACGTTGTTACTGCTGTATGGGGAGACGCAAATGGTTTTCCAGAATACGACGTCTTTGTTAAATTTGACTCAGATGCCTTTTTTTATCATGGTACATCAAAAGTACACTCATATTCATTTTTAAAAACTGGGACTACATCAGTCAGGGTAAAGATTCAAATAGTTTCATCAAAAAAAGAAATTAAGACAGCACTAAATATCTTTGACTCTGGCACAGTGTCTTTGGTATAATTAAATAGGAGGAATAACATGGCAAGATTATCATTACCAGAAAGAGGGCAGCCCCTTGATGTAACATACATCTATCAAATAGTAGATGCTTTAAATGTTTTATCAACACAGGTTTCCGATGCAACCTATAACTATACTGATATTGATGTAGTTGGAGCAGAAAAAAAGAGTTTAAAAACCTCTGATACAAAATTTGTTGGCAAGTTTAAAGCAATTGCAAGTAACGAAACCGTAACTGCTGGACAAGAAAAATCTTACGAAATTGATTATTCTAACTTTAAGTTTCCACCAATTGTGACTATATCAATTGTAAATACTAGCGGAACGACTGCTGGATCTAATACTAACGTAGTTTTAACATCTGTAACGACTACAAAGGCTGTATTTACAGTAAAATATGGAGTTTCTGGAATTGCAACCGTTGGCGTAAATCTTATTGCTATTGGTGTTCCAGATTAGTATGTCTTGTAAAAGATGCGAAGGAAAAATGTTTGTTGATAGAATACATTCAAACATAGATCACCTAGAAACATATTGTGTAAAGTGTGGAAACAGAAAATTCTAT